AGATTTTGCTATAAAAAACGCAGAAGCATCGGAAGATGACTTTGATGTGCCAGTAGGAGGCTCTGAAACCGACATAGTTTTGGGCGACATCTTCGAAATAGGGCAACATAAACTTTTATGCGGTTCATCTACCGAAACGGACAATTGGGGCAAAATATTCGGCTCGGAATACGCAGACATGGTAGTTACTGACCCTCCTTACAACGTAGCGTATACTGGAAAGACAAAAGATGCCCTAACTATTCAAAATGATAGTATGAAAGATGGTGATTTTTACCAATTTTTGTACGATTTCTATACTGCTCTTGGTTCATATACGAAAGCTGGTGGAGCTTGGTATGTTTGGCATGCCGATAGTGAGGGAGCAAACTTCCGCAAGGCAATGGCTGATTCTGGGATAATGGTAAAGCAATGCCTAATATGGGTTAAGAATTCAATGGTTATGGGAAGACAAGACTACCAATGGAAGCACGAGCCTTGTTTATACGGATGGAAAGAGGGAGCTTCACATAGCTGGTATTCTGATAGAAAACAAACAACTGTATTAGAATTTCAGCGACCAAGTAGAAACGCAGAGCATCCTACTATGAAACCAGTTGAACTTATAGCATATCAAATTACAAATAGTTCTAAAAGTGGTGACTTAGTAGCAGATGGGTTTTTGGGAAGTGGTACTACAATGGTAGCTGCACACCAATTAGGTAGAAGATGTTATGGTACAGAATTAGACCCTAAATATTGTCAAGTTATATTAGACAGAATGAAAAAACTTGACCCTACCTTGATTATCAAGAAGAACGGAGTACCTTTGTAAAACGAGAAAAAATCGTGAGATATGGCAAACGAGCAAAACTTAAAGCCATTCCAAGTAGGCAATCCTGGTGGACCAGGAAGACCTAAGGGAGTGCAAAATAGCAAGACAAGACTTTTACGTTTACTTGAATTAGTTACTAAGGTTAGAAACCCAGTAACTGGCGAAGAAGAAGAATTTAGCATAGCGGAACAATTGGATATGCAAATTATAGCTAAGGCGAGAAAGGGCGACCTTAAAGCCTATGAGATTATCTTAGACCGATTAGAAGGTAAGCCTAAGCAATCAACAGAGGTAGAAGTGAGCGGTGGCATGAACATAACTTGGGAGGAGAAAAAAACATACATTGGAAATACTGGTAGCCTATAATGGAATTATCAATAAAACAAACCATAGCCTTAGATTTACTTGAAGATAAAACCACAAATGAGATTTTATTTGGCGGTGGGGCTGGTGGAGGCAAGACTGCTTTAGGTTGTTACTGGCAGTTAAAGCAAAGACTAAAATACCCAAACACAAGAGGCTTAATAGGTCGTGCCGTACTAAAGACACTTAAAGAAACTACATTAGTTTCATTCTTTCAAGTTGCAAAGATGCAATGCTTAGAAGCTGGTAAGCATTACAAGTACAATGGACAGATGAGCCAAATAGAATTATTTAACGGCTCGGTGATTCTACTTAAAGACCTTTATGCTTACCCAAGCGACCCAAACTTTGACGAGTTGGGTTCATTAGAAATTACCGATGCTTTTATAGACGAGGCTAACCAAATAGAAGATAAGGCACGAAATATCATTAAGTCAAGGATAAGATACCAGCTTGATGAAAACGAACTAATACCTAAAGTACTTTACACTTGTAACCCAGCTAAGAACTGGACCTACTCGGAGTTTTATAAGCCACAAGTAGACGGCACAATAGCAAAGAATAAACAATTTATCGCATCCCTAATTGACGATAACCCATTTATCTCAAAGCACTATAAGGAAAACCTTTTGACCTTAGATACAGTTTCAAAGGAGCGTTTGCTATTTGGTAACTGGGAATATTCTAATGACCCATCAATACTAATCGAATATGATAAAATACTTGATGCTTTTAATAGCGGTTATTTACCTACTGGTCCACATTATATTACTTGTGATGTTGCACGTTTTGGCTCTGATAGCACTGTTATTGGTATTTGGGATGGGTTTCGTGTTAAACTTCATCAATACAACGGTAAGTCAGTTGTTGAAGTGGCTGAAATTATAAAACAATTCCAAGCAGAGCATCAAGTACCTAACTCACAAATAGTAGTCGATGAAGATGGAGTAGGAGGTGGTGTTGTAGATATACTTAGATGCAAAGGATTTGTAAATAATAGTTCTCCATTAGAAAACCCTATAACAAGACAAAAAGAAAACTTTGATAACCTTAAATCTCAATGTTACTTTAAGTTAGCAGAGTTAATGAACGATAACAAAATCTTTATCAATGCAAGTGGCACTACTAAAGAAAAGATTATACAAGAGTTAGAGCAAGTCAAGCAAAAGTCAGTAGATAATGACGGCAAAAAAGGAGTAATGCCAAAGGATAAAGTAAAAGCCTTGATAGGTCGTTCTCCAGACTTTAGCGATTGTTTGGCAATGAGGATGATTTTTGAATACACTCCTAAATTCCAAGTAAGCGTATTCTAATATAAAATCTTTAACTTTGACTAAAATATACACAAATGGGATTATTTGACTTCTTGAAAACAAAACAGAAGCTAAACACTATTTTACCTAACATTCCTTTTAACGGACAAGTAGCAATACAACAAGGGATAGTAACGTGGCAAGGTGGCGATAACATTAGCTTTGTAAATGATGGTTACCAAGCAAACGATATAGTTTATTCAATTGTAAAGTTAATTACTGATAAAGCAAAGATAGCCCCCTGGCATGTTTACAAGGTAGTAGATGAAGTTGCTGCTAAGAAGTACAAGGCTTTAATGAGCCAACCAGATAAGATTGAAAACTGGAAAGAAGTACATAAGCTACACAGCAAAGCATTTGAATTATATAAGAACGATGGTAGATTAAATGAATTGTTAAAATACCCAAATGAGCAAGATACTTGGGGTGATTTTATTGAGGCATGGGCTGGTTTTAAATTAGTTACTGGTAACTCTTTTGTGTACGCTAAAATGATAGAGGGTGGTAACAATAACGGCAAACCTTACGAGTTATACGTTTTACCAGCACAGTATATGTATATTATTGCAGACATTCAACAATTCCCTCCAACGATAGCTGGTTATCAATTAAACTATGGACCGCTTTGGGATTTTAGCAAACAAGAAATTTTACAAGACAAATACTTTAACCCACAATGGAATACTACTGGCAATCAATTATATGGTCAATCTCCGTTAATGGCTGCTGCGAAAAACTTGACTCGTTCGAACGAAGCCAAGACTGCGGCGGTTGCATCTTTCCAGAATGGTGGTCCAGCTGGAGTTCTTTTTATGAACGATGATAGATTTGATCCAATGAGTGGAAGCCAACAAGCACAAGCGTTAAAGAAAGCGGTTAGTGAAAAAGGCGGTGCAAGTAACTTTAACTCTATTGCAGTTAGTGGTTATAAAGTAGATTGGAAGCAAATAGGATTAAGTCCGGTAGAACTTGACATTATTGAGAGTGAGAAGTGGGATATGAAAGCACTTTGCAATATTTATGGAGTACCAGCACAATTATTAAACGATAGCGACAACAAGACTTACAATAACCAAAGAGAAGGCGAGAAGGCTTTGACATTACGTTGTGCGTTACCATTGTTAAGCGGCATTAGAGATAACATCAATAGAAAGCTACATTCTGACTGGGGCTATAAAGGAACTGATATTTATGTAGACTTTGATGCGTCTATTTATGGAGAACTTGAGGCAAACAAGAACGACCAAGTAGAATGGTTAGATAAGGCTTGGTGGATTGCTCCTAAACAAAAAATGGATATTATGGGAATTGAAATACCAGACTACATATCAGAGGCGGAAATGGAAAAACTTTACATCCCATCTTCACTTCAATCAGCTGACGATTTCCAACCATTACAAATACCAGATTAAATGATTTGGCAAGATTATCGTAAACTTTATGCAAACGCACTAAAGCAATACTCGCCTAAGTTCAAAAAAGAACTACAAAAGCAAGTAGATACGTTTTGCCGTACACAAGACTACAACGCAATAAGCGACAAAGCCCTAAAAAAGACCATTAAGCAGCTTCACGTAGCTTTGGGTACAAAGATGGCTCTAATAGCAGAGAAGGACGTTAAAAAGGCTACTAAGGGCTATATAGGACCATTTGAAGGTAAATCGCAAAAGACTGATTTGTTTTCCTATGTTATTTTACAATATTTAGAACGTCAAGGATTAGACCAATTAGCAGCAGACATAACAGATACTACAAAAGACCAGATAAGACGTTACCTTATGCAAGGAGCAGCAAACAATTTAAGCTATGCTGAAATGATACCAATGCTAAGACAAGCTGGGATAACAGATTACAGAGCGGAACTTATAGCAAGGACTGAAACATCAAGAGCAGCTAACACTGGCTCAATGGTAGGTGCGATGTCTACTGGCTTAGT